TATTTAGTCCAAAGTTCTCCATTTACCGAAACTCTAGTGTTAAAATGATCAGTATATCCTTTAACAGCAATGTTAAAAGACTGTAAAGGTTCTCCAGTTCCAGTTAAGGTTTGTGATTCGTGAGAACCTTGAATTACTGGAATTGTAATGTATGCATAGTTAGATTTTTCTAATCTAAATTGATCTGTATTGGTTCTTAAAAGATATTCTAATCCATTTGAATTAGATTTAATAATTGCGTTTGATGGAATATTAATACCGTCACCGGCAATTTCACTAGTCGAAGAAGTATTAAGTCTAACTCTAATTTCACCAATTGCAGCTGTTCCTCTAAAAGCATCATGCCCTGCAATTCTTGCAAGGCCATAAACTGATTCCGGTTGTTGAGCTGTTAAAATGTTTTGCTCAACTGTCGCATCTTCAATGTAGAAGAAAATAAGTTCTGATATTTCAGTTATTACTTTAATAATTTGAAAAAACGGAGAAGCAGGTGTAAATACCTCATTTATTCTTCCATATAAACGAGACATATAAATCTTAGTGTCTGCTAAGAGTTGATTTGCCTGAATTCTAGTTTTTTGTAAAAATGTCATTGCCATCTTAATATATTTATATTACAACCTGTACCGTTTCTTGGCCGCCATCAATATTGATATTAATAAAAATAGCATCTCTGTCCGGAGAAGAAGTATCAAATTCAACATCAACAGTAACATTCATTTCTTGAGCAAGAGGAACATATCTAAATAATTGTTCTTCGATCTCATTCTTAATTTGAGTGTCATTGTAGCTAAATGAATATACTAAATCTTCTAAATTACAACCAAGACCAGGCTCACCCATTATCTCTCCTCTTCTCGTAAATAATATCACATCAAGATGGGCCAACAAAGTTGCAATTCTAGTATCTGATTGAACTTTGTTTGGATCATAGTTTGGATCGCCATTTGTCTTAATATACAATTCCATTTAGTATCTATCAATATTTTTATGAATGCATCATCCAATCAGTTCCTTCGTCCGATTTGATTTCTTCTATAACTGCTTCTAATTCACTTTCTCCAAGAGACTGAATAGTATCAGCATTAATTGAAATATTACCAGGGAGATTAAACCCAAAAATACTCATTTTATTTCCTAATGCAATTTTAATTTTTGCAGCACAATATCTAAAGAATGCTTCATCTTCAAAAAGAGCGCATTGTGGAATTGTTTCATAAATTTCCAATACAACATCTTTCTTAGGAACCTCTCCTGTGAAACGAATCTCATGTGTTAATTGATTATAGTGGAAACTAATTGGATTATCTACAATTTGTCTAACCATATCAAAATACATTTCATTGATAACATAATATTGTAGATTTTCGGCACCTGCCACAGTTCCTGTACCTCCATATAAACCTCCGTATAACATTCTTTCAATTGCAAAGTCTCCAGTTGTAAAAGTTACTGAAGTTCCTGCTCCATATCTTGAACCTACCGGCCAAACACCAAATACCGAATAAACCTCTCCTCCACCTGAGGTTAAATCCTCTTTAGGTAAAGTAAAAGATCTTGTTCTTTTAAAATATTCAGTTTCAAACATTTCTTTTGGAATACCAATAAAGCTTTCTTTCATTGAATACTCATAGTTTTTATGAAACCATTTTTTAGCTCTTTGTATAATATTCTGAACTTCCTTTTTTGGAAGATTCATTGGAATCATACAAGATCCAGTAATATCATCAGCAAGTTGGTTTACAAAGTCATTATAACAAGTATTAGCCCATGATGGTGGGGTTGTTAAATTACCTTCGGTACCTTCATAAATATCGCTCATACCTTAATTATATTTTTGTTGAATTTACTATTTCAGTATCTTTAAAAACAGCATCCTTAGTGTATTTACCTTCTCTAAAAATACCGTTAAACATTTTTCCAGAGAAAACACCATCAATGCCATACACATAACAGTTATTTGTAACGCAGCTTCCATTAACATAAGAAGATCCGATTTTAGATCCTGTAATTTGAGATCCTTGATAGAAATTACACATTTTTAAATCCGAAGATTTAACATCGCATTTAAAAATATCGCACTGCGTTAATTCTCCCATAATATCGCACTTAATAAATTCATAATTCATTAAACCGAAACAATATGGTAATTCACCTCCTTCAACCTGGACTCTTCCAGAATCAGAATCATAGTTAATATTACCCTTTGTTAATTGACCATTAGTGAATAAGTCAATCACTCTGTCTTTGATTTGAGGCCAGTAAATATCAATAATCTTAGGATCTTTATTTAAATCAACCATTAAATGCACATCCTTCCAGCCTTTGTTAATATTCTTCCAATCAACTCTAGCATCAATAATTCTCTTATTTAGATTTAAAATCTTTTTAAGCTCTAATTTATTATTAGGACTAAATCCATCGCTTGACGCTGTTTTCCAAAGTTGTAACAAGAAAGAATCTAAAAGATTTAAAATTTTAGACTGTTTTTTGTGCCAGTTTTCGCCTCCTAAATATCTAAACTCTAGGTAATTCTTTCTTAATTTTTCAAAGTTTACTCCATAGTATTTAGATTGAGGGAAAATGAAGTTAGTTTGGTTAATATGATTTCCATCGTATATGTAAGTTTCATTTTTTGGTAAAATAAACTTAATTGATTTTGCATAAGCAGAATCTTTTCTTTCTGGAAAGGCTTTCCAAACCTGCTCTTCGTTAAAATCTAGAATAAATTTAAGAGGACTCATTCTAGAAATTAAGTATTTGTTTCCAATTAATTTAGGGTCAAAACTTAAATTTAAATGGATCGAAGATCTATTTGTAGTATAACCATTTTTAGCGATCCAATCGCATACTTTAATAATTACCATTCTACCCTCAGAATATGGTAAAGCGCCGGTGACTAATTCCATTAGTCCGGCGCCACCACTCATATCGGGTTCTATTTTAAATTCGTTTTTAGTTGGAGAAAATTCACTGTGGTGCTTTTTCTCAATTCGAATCTTTTTACCTAAAACTTCAGCTAATTGCTTTGCTGTTTCTTCAAGGCTAACGTTTGCATAGAATTCGAATTCAACTCCTACTAGACCATTTTGAAGGATCTCAGAATCTTTTAAGTTAATCATTTACCGGTTTTATATAGTTATGTTCACTATATATATCCAGTTCAGAATTAAACTAACTTTAAGAAAACCTTTCTAGTTTCTTCTTCGATTCTACTAATAATCACTGTAATTGGATCCCCTTTCTTAATAGTAGTAGTATCTACTCCATTTAATTCACTAGTGTGCAACAGTCCAGTGATACCATCCTCGATTTCAATAAATAAACCATAATCTTTAATTGATCTAACGGTTCCTTGAACTTCAGACGGAACATTGTATCTTTTTGATGCGCCATTCCATGGATTAACTTTGGAATCTAATTTTTGTGTTAGCGTGATTTTAGTATTTGATATAATATCTTTAACTAAAAACTTGATTGGTGTACCCGGCTCTAATGTATGTTTTGCATACATTTCAGCGGTTTCTCCTGATAAATCATTAATGTGTATCATACCAGTTAAACATCCGGCAAATTCAACGAATACACCATATTTGGTAGATCCTGTAACATGACCTTCTTGTTCAACTTCGATATTATTTCTAAGATCTTCGATCGCATTCGGAATTAATGCTTGTAGGTATTTTCTATGAGATACTACAACAGTTCCTTTTTCATGTGAATACGATACAGGAACAACATATAAATCAGTTCCAATAATAGATTCAAAATTTGCTAATTTATTAATACCAGCTAAAGAACCTGGCATGAAACATTCAATACCTTGAACTAATACCATGTAACCGCCACCTGGGATCATTTGATTAACTCGGCCCGGGTATGCTGTATTTTCTTCTTTAGCAGCTTCTAATAACTCATTAAAGATAGCTTGTTTAGTTCCTTCTGTTACTGAACCAACTACAAATCCTCTTTCACGGTGTGTTGCGATAACTTTTACACTTAATTCACGATCTTTAACGATCATTTCTCTAAATGATGGAGCCTCTTTTTCAATGTCAATATAGATAAATTCTCTATATCCGACATCAATTGTTGCCCATTTACCATCATTTGCCCAGATTTTACCGGTCAATTTGTCGCCGACATTAATGTCTGGAACCATTGTTGTAAATGACCCAGCATATAAATCATAAAGTTGTTGTGCGTTTTTAGATTGAGAGAAAACCTTAACTCCCTTTGCAACTTTTACATGTGGGTTGCCTTTTCTTAGTCTCGATGGACAATCTTCGGCATGCGCGTCCCAATCAAAATCAGGATCTCCGGCTACTTGTAAGGTTTTTGTTGTTTTTTGTTTTACTAATTCTTCTAGCATTGTTTTTAAAATTAAAAGTGAATTATACGTTATATATTAGATTTTTAAAAAGCTGTTGGGACAAAGCCAATCATCGGAATCGGTGAAGGCGCTGCCGCTATTTGTCCAACATAAATAAATTTAAGTTCCATTATATGTTTAGCACATGCAACTGCAACAGCAGATGCAACAGCCTTAGTTATTGGTTGTGTTAATGGTTCAAGTTGAGCTAACTTTCCAGTATTCCAAGCTCTTCTAAGATTTGCTGATAATGATTTTTGACTTCCATAATACAATGGAATAAATGTACCGGGAGTTGGAATATTACAAGGGGGGACGGGTGGCGCTGAATTAAATGGAGCTGCGGTAGTACTCATCCAATATGCAATAATAGCTTTAGCCATAGTTTCATAAGGATCTTTTTCAGATTCTGGATCTGCATCTTTCTTTTCAGTTATTGCCAACTCATCAATCCATTGTTTCTTTAATGCATGATATTTTTTTCTATCCTCATCATATAACTTTCTCTTTGCATCGATTCTTTCATTTTCATTAGAATTATTTGCATTAGAATGTTTTTCAAGACTAATATCATCAATGTTTGCAACATAGCAGAATTTACAAATAAAATAATCAGTCATCCAAGTAGGCCAAACTTCAATATCATCTTTATGTTCTAATTGAATAATCTTCTTGTTTAACGGATTTACTAAACCGGTTTTAAGACCAGTGTTACGCTTAATATAAGCTTCATTAGATTCTTTCTTTATTTTATCGTTAACTGCCTTTAAATAAGCATCTAACTTAATTCCGTCACTATAAGTTATTCCATCAATTATGATTTGGTATTGAGGATTTACAGTATTAGGTCCATATCCAGGTTTTGGAGTTCTAAGCCTTTTATCATATAAATTTTTATACTTTAATGTAACTTCTCCAGTTACAGTAGTAATATCAACTGCTTTTAGTAAAGCTAAACATTTTTCTGCTACCTTTTTGCCATAAGAAGATTCATATCCTAATGATAATCTAGTAAGGAACCTGACGAATTTTATATCTTCTGTATTTTGATATAATACTCTTTTTACAAGCAATTCAAATTTTTGATCTTCTGTTAAATTTAATTTAGTTTTTTGGGTACCGTTTATAACTTCAGCAGGTTTGGTGTTATCATTTGGAACAACAACATCAACACTTTGATTTAAACTATGTTTAACATCTGGAAATCCAGCATCATCAACACCAATAAGAGTATATTTGAATTTTCCTGGAATATCAAATGGAACATACAGATTAGCTATTCCAAATTCATCTGAAATAATCTCTAAAGGTTCTCCATTGTTTATAGTATATGTAAATCTATATGGAGCAATTCCATTTTGACCAGTAAAAATTAATATGGTTTGATTCTGCTCGTCTGGAGTTCCAAATAAACTAGCGCTTGTTAATTCTGGTTTTTCTGGTTCTGGTGGAGGTGGAAAAAATTCATAGAATCTATTGTTTGGAATAGCATCACCCTTTGATAAAAGCCATTTTTTAAATTCAGCTTCAGCATTATACTTTTTAGGAACCGGTAAACCTTCTAATAAATCACTATAATTAGGATCTGTAATTTTATCTTCAAGCGTTGGTGATGTAGATTTAAATAAATCATTAAACGCCTTTTTAAAACCTGCTTCTAAAATTGATTTTTGCCCAGATTTATGTAGATTACCAAATGGAGTTTGTGCTGTTTTGACTGCATTGAAATATTCGTTGGCCATAAACGTACCGAAGTCATCGGGTCCTTTAGAAGACCGACTTGCGAGTTTTGATGATACGTTATTTATAAATATTGGCCACTGTGCAGGCATGATTCTATATTTTTATAAGATATTTATCCTTATTTATTATTTACCCTTTTGCTGATACGTTTTATGCTTACCCTTCAGACTAGATATTGTTGCTGGAGTCGGAGGAGATGGAGGACCAGATGGACCGGTCGGAGTTGGGTGAATGTGCTTTTGATAATCATCTAATAATTGATTTAACCATTTTTCAAGAGAAACACCACGAACTGCTGGTTCTGCTTCATCTTCAGAAGCTTCACCGGTATTAGATAAAAATATATTACCAGAATCTAAAAAGATTTTGGCATCAGTACTAATTTTAATAATATTCTTTTCATCGATTTGAATTAGGGGTCTCTCCTTAGCACCCTTTCCTCGTGTGATAATTATACCATCTTTTGGAGAATGATAAATCCTGATGTTACGGATTTCATCATACACTAATGAAATTGTCTGTTGAGCTTCGTCTTCTGATAGCGCGTCTAAGACCTCGGATTTTAAAGCTTTGCGTTGATTAACTTGGAAAAAATACTCAGGGTGGTACATGTTACCATTATCAAATCGAACTGATACGATATCGTCAACGTTAGGAACACTATGTGCTCCTACATTATTTCTATTTCCATTAGCAGCCCATGGAATATCTTCGGGAGGTACAGTGTCGAACTTTCCAAACACCATAACTTTACATCTACCATTTTTTAATGGATCTTTATTATCTAAGACTTTTCCAAGCCAATGGGTGTCTCTGATATTATCGCTTCCTCCTATTTCGTCGACTGTTGTCATTATCTTCCTTTAAAATCGTTATATACATTACCAATACTAATTAAAGCATCTCTATTTGCCTTATCAAGAACATCAACTATTGGAGTTCCATCTAAAAAGTGTACATTTTTTCCAACCACACTTTCAACACCAGCACTTATGCCTTTTACGTCAGTTGCAGCATCAATACCTCTCATGATTTTGCCATAAACATTTTCTAGAGTAGGTAATCTGCGCATAATTAATCTTGTTGCTTCAATCTGTGCTTCTTCTGCTTTCATTCTAGCCATTCTTGCTAAATCATCTTTAGACCTATCACCATAATCTTTAAGCTGCTTTACTGCTTTATTCTTAAGATTTTTCATCTTACCACCAACTTGCTGCTTAAATGAAAGCTTTTTAGTTTGTCCTGGATCGGTTGCTCCAGAGTTAGCAGCTTCTAGTTTTGCAATTTTACCAGCAGTTTCTTCGTCTAATCCAGCATTTGGATCTAATGTTGATGGATCTACTTGAGCTTTTGTATTTTCCATGTCAGTTACAGGAGCTATAGTATCAGGTTTTTCAGAAACTAAATTAATTCCAGTCTCATTATTCATGCCAGCAATAACTAATCCATTTAATGCTCTTGCATCTACTCTGTAAACGCGATCATAATTTATAATAATCTCATTTGCTGCCATTTCTGGGGCCGAAGCACTTAAATCAGCAAGAGGTTTATTACCGCTTGTCATATCAAATTCACAATATCTAAGTTCAAACATAAAGAAAGGTCTAGATCCTTCACCTGCAATTACTTCATTTGGAGAATTATCATAAATCGATCTAACATCAGCAACATAGATATACATTGTAAACTTTCTAAGATTTGGAGGTAGAATATATCTCCAATTCTTCTCGTCCCAAATAGCCTTTCTATATAACTGCATTAAACCTGCAATATTCATATTAATTGTTTCTAAACAACCAATAGTTAATTTAGCTTCACTTCCACCAAAATATGGATTTTCAGGATTAAACTGTACTAATCTATCAACACCACCTAAACTTTGCCAATGCCAAGGCATTTCGCTATTGATTTTATATAGAGCATTTTTAAATGCCTTTAAAGAATCTAATTTATGTTGATACTTTTTAGAATCGCCATCAACTAGATGTTTTTGAATAAATCTTTCAGCTTCACCATTAAATAAGGGTGAATCAAGTTGCATGTCAAAAAGCAGAGTAAAAGACAAGTACGTTGGATCTTGATAACTATCAAATCCAACATTATTGATGTCTCCTTTTTTAAGGACTCCACCTTTTCTAAATGATTCTAAATTTAAGAAATGCGACATGAATTATATATTGTTTTTATTAAACCTTATCAACTACTGTAACTTGTCCAGTTTTGGTAAAAGTTTTACCTTCTGCTTTTATCCAAACTTCAAGAGTATATGTTCCAGGATCAATTGATCCTACATTTGTAAAATCAACATCCCATGTACCATTCTTCCTTACAATTATACCATCGCCTGATGATAATAAAGTTCCATCAATTTCCCCACCAAAATCTTCAACCGATTCAATCGTTTTATTAGCGGTCCATGTGCCTTGAAATTTAGGATACGTATTATTAGATGCAAAAGCGCTTGTAACATCCTGTGTCGTTGTCTGTACCGGAACGTCTATTTGAATATTTAACTCAACACTAGGTGCCGGAGCTGGACTAGGTGCTGGAGCTGGGGCCGGAGCTGGACTAGGTGCTGGGGCCGGAGCTGGACTAGGTGCTGGGGCCGGAGATGGAGGAGTCTGGTTTGCCATAGACTCTTCATCAATTTCATTTAATTTAGAAGGCCATTCTCTTCTAAGAAGAGTTAATTTTTGTCTAATACCTAACCCATCATCAGAATCATACAAATACTCGATGTTTTCAACAACATAGTAACCGGTATGAAATTCATCCATTGCTATTTTATCACCACCTTCTGATTTTTCATCTTCACCGAATTCTTCACCGACAGGTTTAAATCCTTTTTCCTTTAGCTTATTCTTTAATGATCTTTGTCTAGCAACCTCGTCAGTGTTATAAGTTACAACAAACACTGGTAATTTCATAAAAAGATAGATGCTAGGATTTACATTATCTAGAATAACTTCTAATTTCATTTTAGAAGCTTCAGCATAGTTAATTTTATTTTGAATTGCTGCAAAATAATGGTTAATATTCATGTTTCCATGGGTTTTATCAACATCCATTCTTCCAACAAACTTCTGCTTTACTTCCTCTTTATATCTAGTTTCGTCTTTTCTTCTACCCTTTAATGGTTCTTCGATGTCTCTCATATTTTTCCCAGCTCTAGGTTCTAAGTCAAACTCAACTAAACCTTCATCACTGTCATTTTCAAAATACTGAAGTTTCATTTTATACCCATACTTTGCAGTTTTTGCTCCTGAATCATTAATAATTCTAAAGTTCTCAAAGAATTGAGAACTAGACATCCATTGAGGATGATTAGTAATCATTAATGGAGCCTTGATTTCATTGCCATCGTTTTTATCTTCTGGATTCTTATTTAAATCTTCTTGTAATTTATGGAAATAACTCATTTCCAAATCATTTTTTGAATCTAAAACTTTGTTTAAATCAACATAATTTAAATAATAATATGCATCAATTTTACCAGTAACAAAACTATCATCACTAACATATCCATGCTTTATAATATCATTAATAAATCTTATTTTAGGCATATATGCGCAGAATCTAGACATTTCATCATCAGTTGAATCAATATTGGTTGCAAATCCTAATTGTAATTCAGTTGCAACTTGTTCTAAATGATCTAATGACGTTTTTCTTCCGTATCCCTTTGATTCTTCTGCAAATATTTTAGGAACCTTTAATCTTCCAGTAATTGTATACAACCCGCCGGGCTGAGATTGTGCCGGTTGGCCATTATCGCCAGATGAGTCAGCATTACATCTAATAATATCAAAGTCCATTCTAATATCTTTAAAGATCTTATCCTGTCTTGAAGCTAATCTAACACTAACAACATCACCATCTCTAGGTATTGAATCTCCTCTAAACATGTTTTGGCTGTCCATAAATGATAGAGAAATTTCAGGTAAAAATCCATTTAACTTAATAGTTAATGAATTTAATTCCATATGTTCAATATCAATTCCATTGATCCTAACAGCTGGAGTTAATGAACCATTCTCTCTTGAAATCTTCTTACCCTCCGGTTCTTCTTCTTTACCAGAATCATAAACCATTTTTTCCAACTTGATAGTCGGTTCAGTTATAACGAGTATATGTCTATCTAAATCGCTAGCCATTAAGTATTACTATCTAGTTTTTTATTAATATTGTTCATTGCTTTTAATTCAGTAGGAGATGCTTTGCCACTTGATAATTTAGCAGTAGTTCTTATTTGGCTAGTGCTCAGCGCAGTACCAACTTCAGTCTGTCCATTTTGGATAACAACATTACTCTGTCCTGGTTTTAAAACATTTGGAGGTAATATTTCTTTTGCTCCATTTGATTTCTCAGAAGCTTTTCTTTTTAGATATTCTAATCTCTTCTGATCTTGAACTGGTAATCTTTTTGTTTCTATAAATTTATCTCGAACGAGATTTGCTTCTTTAACATCGATTCCAGGCTTTTTCCAACCAATCAATAAAATATCTGCCGGCGGGATTATAAGAACATCACCTTCACCGACTGAAAATGGATTTGAAATACCATTGTATTTTAAAATTTGATCAGAAAGCTCTGCTGTACCATAAACGTTCAGCGAAATTAGATCGATTCTACCTGCATGATAATCAGTAACAACGAACACATCATTGTCAATAGTACCATTTTTAAATAGAAGATATGGTTCAGTCATGATGATTTTGTCATCCGCTGATACCTTTTTGTTTTGAAAAGTTTTAAGTTCCATTATTCGTTAGCAAATTTTCTAAATACTTTATCTACTGATGATGGTTTAAGATTATTAGTATTTGTTCCACCACCTGGTTTATCTTTATTACCATAAGCAGATACTTCATGTAGATTGTTAATATCAGCACCATCATCTGGTTGTAGATAGAACCTTCCTCTTCCAGCGTTAAACATTCTTTCAATATCTGCTTTATCTCTTGGTCTTCCTGGTTTTAAAGTGATTTCAACTTCCATTATTTCCGGAAAATCTTGAACTCCATTACCACCATGAAAATTAATTTTGGTATTTGTGCAAACTAAGTTACCCATAACAATCATAGGATTTAATGGATTACCAACAGTAACATGCCATTGTCCAGTAGAATCACCGGTTAATAAGGCGTTTGCAACCTCACCACCTTGTGGAGAATTAAATAAATCCATCAACATACCACCAAGTAAGTTACTCATTACCTTAGAACCACCTAGACCATTCTTCTTAATATCATCAACGATATTAGTTGCCATACTCTGTAATTGTCCAAGTACTGAAGTTAAGAATCCTTTATAATCGCCGTTTCTTAATTTATTAATATCACCGAATGGTTTACCAATAGATCCACTTCCTAAATAACGAACAGCTCCACCCCAGAAAGGAGCGGTTGAATATGTTAGTGCAAGAACGTTAGATAATTGGTCCATAAAAAGAACCTTTGGGTTTGCACCATATAAAGACTTCATTTGATATTGAAACTTAAGTGTAAATTCTTTATCAAAAAGAAGACCTTTATCTCCACGTACAACCATTGATGCAATTTTATTATACGGTCCAAATACGTGGTTTGGATAAGTTCCTTTTAACGGATCGAATCCAGCTCCATGAGCTTCCATTTGAGCAACTTGTACTCCGTTTAATCCTTGGCCAGCTCCCATAAAAGCCTTACCAACTTTATTACCCATCAGCGCTTTACCCAATTTACCTCCTGAATTTTCATTATTAGTTGAGGTAATTGTTTGAACATCCGCTTCAACATCTTTCCAATCATATTTGTAACTAAGTGCTAGAATTTCAGCTAAACTATTTCCAGTTTCTTCTGACATCCATGTAATTGCTCTTGCAACATCTGGGCTTTTTCTTGGGATTTTACTACCATCTTGACCAACTGAAAAAGGCGTGATAATATCGTCTTCAACTGGATATGCAAATCTTCTTAATGTAACCATGTACGTATTTGGTATTTTACCAAGATATTTACACATTGCAAAATCAGAATAATTATAACGATATCCTAAAGATCCTTTGTCATCGGTTATATTGATAATATTTCTAATTGTTGGTTCAATAATTGTAGCAGCATCAATTTTATTATAAACAGGATCTGCGGTTTTATCTTGTGCAGCATTATCAACCGGACTTAATGGCGTTCCTCTATATTTAAATAGAGAATATCTGTTAAAAGATGAATATGGGGCTTTGCCATCATTAACCTTTTTTCCATTAGTAGTTGATCCAGCGGGTGCCTGCTCTGCTTTATCTAGAGTGTAGAAATACGAATCATCTACTTGATTATATAATTTACCCTCACCTGGCCCAGGTGCAACATTATTTTTTACACCACTAAATGAATTATTTTTACCAAAATTCTTTATTGGTTCAGTAGGACTAGTGATGTTGTTTGACTGTAACACTGTTTCAGGCAATTCATCGGATGATGCAATAGTTTTAGTAGCATCTTTAGTGTCAATTTTCTTATATTTCTTCTTTGGAGCGGGGCCAGAAGGCTTCGAAGCCTTTTTTGGATCTTTTCCTAAATTCCAAGCAGCATTATATGCTTTGTCTGCTCCACTAATAAAACCGTCTATAATACCAGGCATTCTTGTTAACGAATATTTTTAGGCAATATTTACCTATCTTATATATTCATAGTACTTTAAATGAGCCCAGAAATTAATAATCCCATAAATTAGAATAATGGCATCTAATATATCCTGGCGCGTTGATTTGGGCGCCGTTTTTGTACGATTTTCTAAACCTTATATTAAAGTCAACATCTTCACTAGTTCCTATTGTATCTTTCCATTCAATGTCAGATTTCCTTTTATGAATAAAAAGCCATGGAGCCATAACAATCATACCGGGTTTAACATGATTTATAACCCATTCTCCACCAACCTGTTTAAATTTGTAGGATTCTAAATTTTCAGTTGAATAAGTTGCAGATCCTTCTGGCCATCTATGATCCGCACTATCAAACCATGTTGTATTTGAATAGAAATCTAATTCGCTGTTTTGATTATATATGTTAACTAATAGATCTAAATAATTTGGTAGTATAAGGTCATCTGAGTCCATGTATGTGATTAAATCTCCAGTTGTGATAGTAACACCAACTTGACGCGGAATTCCTCGATAGTATTTCTGATCACCAACCAGATCATACATATTAGGAGTTCCTGTTTTAGACACATATGCATATTTAATACGGTCTTCATGTTTATATTTTTCTAAATATAAACTATGCGCTATGTCACAATCATCACTAACTATTACTAATTCTGAGTTAGAATAGGTTTGATTCAGGAAACTATCTACTGCTCTTATGAATTTATCAATTGGATTCTTTCTTGACCCAGGATAGTCCCCTAAATATGCCTGCATAACTATAGAAATCTTAGGGTTAAGTATCATCCTTTATCTATTTTATCTAATTCAACTGAATCTGGCCGGTATAAGAGTTTATCAAAATAGTCCTTGCGATCAGGTTTTCTAACATCTAAAAACTTTTTAAGTGCTATTATAAATTCATCTCTTGTATGATAATAATATTGTCCTTTAGAATAAAAAGATCGATTTGAAAGTTCATATAATTCTTTCAAATGTTTTTCAATAAAGAAATCTTGTAGATTTTTAAATAATTCGTTTAATTCATACTGTGTTTTAACACAGAAAATAGAATCAACAACAAACATGTAACTTTCCCATTTTTCAGAAAATACACGTTCTAATTCAGAAATTGTAGAATATTCTTTTCGGCTTAGATTAATTTTAGTTTGTTTACCTTCAAAGTTACCATCAAAAGTTAGGCCAAAGAAATATCTTTTGAGAAAATCAATATCGTCATATAACTTATCAATTTTAAGCATATATCTAGGCATGGTGTCATCAAATTTGACATCATATATAATAGCTCTTACAGGAAATAAAATGTTTGGGAATCTTTTGTTAGATAAAAGAGCATAAATTTTCTCGCCTTTTGTATATAGCTTATGCTTTATCATGTTCTAGATATGTAACATTATCAAAGAATGATAATATGTTTTCATTCTCTATTTTTTTATCTGAAATAAGATTAAGATTAAATTCAAAATCTCGATAATAGAAATCAGTAACCGTCTCTTTAAGATTAGAGATAGTTACTGGTTCTAAATTTTTAAATAAGTAAAGGATTTTCTGATCAGTGTGAAAAATGAGTACAGATTCTAAGATTTTGAAAATATGAAGTCCAATTACAGATTGTTTTGGTTCCTCTCCATACGGA